GGGCGCGTGGCTCACGCGCAAGCTGCCCGATTCAGGAAGCCCGAGCCCGGCGGCCGGCCAGTACCAGCTCGACGGGTCGCTGAACGGGAAGTACTACTTCAACAGCGCGCAGGCCGGCCACTCGGTCATCATCAATTATTTCTACGGGACGACCGTCCACAACGGGTTTCCCGGAAGCTGGGTCTTGAAGCTCGGCACGACGCCCGCGCAAGCCGCGTGGTCGTATCTCACCGCGAACTTCCCCGCGCAGGCGGTCGGCTATCCCGGCATTGCGTACATGGCGCACCCGGCGGCGAACTTCCCGAGCGCGAACGCGCAGCAGTTCAGCTATGAGGTGCAGGGACTCGCGCAGTTCGGCGGCGGGATCCTCGACGCCAACGGCGCGGACATTCTCACCGACTTCCTCACGAACGCGCTGCACGGCGCCAACCTGCCGAGCAGCCAGCTCGGCCCGCTCTCGGGCTTCGCGGCGAGCTATTACAACTACGTCGCGGCCTCGGGCCTGTTCTGCTCGCTCGTGGTGAAGGATCAGCAGCCGGCGCGCGATCACTTGAACGAGCTGTTCGAGGTCACGAACAGCGGGCCGTTCTGGAGCGAGGGGCTGCTCAAAGTCGTGCCGTTCGGCGACGCACCCGTGACCGGCAACGGCTTCACCTACACGCCGAACACGACGCCGCTGTACGCGCTCTCCGATCTCGACTTCCTGCCGAACCGTTCGGTGCCGAGCGGGCAGAGCGATGCGCGCGAAGGCGGAAAGAACCCCGAGCTCGACCCGGTGCTCTGCACGCGGCGCGACCCGATCACGATCTACAATCAGGTGAAGGTTGAGTACACCGATCGCGCGCTCGACTACAACACCAACTTTTACGTCGCCGAGGATCAGGTCAGCGAAGCGCAGAACGGCGCGCTGCCGGCGCCGACGATGACGCTCCACTCGATCACGAGCGCCGCGGTCGCGCAGCAGGTGGCCCAGCTTCGGCTGCAGCGCGAGCAGTACGTGACGCCGATCGCCTACCGGTTCGTGCTCGGCTGGAAGTACTCGCTGCTCGAACCGATGGACCTGCTCGAGATCAGCGACAGCGAGCTGGGGCTCGTGAACGAGCCCGTGCGCATTATGGCGATCGAGGAAATGGAGAGCGAGGAGGGCTTCCTGATCACCGCCGAGCCGTGGCCGTTTGGCGCCGCGACGGCAGTCGCCTACCCCGCGGCCAATGGGAACGGCGGCCGGCCGAACACCAACGCGCAGCCGGGCAACACGCAGGACGCGTTTATTATCGAGGGACCGGCGTCGCTCATTTCCGCGCCGATGGAGCTGTGGATTGGCGCGTGCGGCGGCCCACAGTGGGGCGGCTGCGACGTGTACTTCTCGACGGACAACGTAAACTTCCAGCAGGTCGGCCGGATCACCGGCGCCGCCGCGTTCGGCACGATGGCACCGAGCGGCCTCGCGACCAGCGCGTCACAGTTCCCCGCGATCGACTCGGTGAACACTGCGACCGTGACGCTGCTGAGCGATCGCCAGCTCGACACGCTCTCCGCGAGCGACTTCGCGCAGCTCGTGTATCCCTGCGTGATCAGCGACGGCGTGACGCCCGAGTGGATGACATACGAGACCGCGGCGCTGGTGGCGGGCAGCGAGTACGCGCTGACGACGCTCTACCGTGGCCTTTACAGCACGGCGCCCCGGCTGCACGCGAATACCGACGACTTCATGCTGATCGACGGGACGGTCGCGAAAATCCCGTGGCCGAACGGCGTGCAGGGCGCGACGCTCTACGTGAAGCTCCCGGCGTTCAACCTCTACGGCGGCCAGCTCGAGGATCTCTCGACGGCAGCGACGTTCACGTATGTGATCGGCGGCTCGCCGCTGCTCCGCGCCGCGAACGCGGTGCCGACGCTGACGATCACGATCGCGTCGAACGGCAGTGTGAGCGTCGCCACGGCGAAGGCGTCGGCGATCGTGAGCGCGCCGCCCAATGCGAGCTCGATCAAATGGCTGGCGAGCACGTCGAGCCCGCCCACGCCGGCGGCTGTGATCGCGGGCGGCACCGTCGTGAGCGCGGGCGCGCCATTCTTCGCGGTGAACGATCTCGGCGTGAATCTCGGCTTCGGCGACACCGTGTACGCGACAGCGGTCTATTACGACGCCGGCGGCAATCCCCAGACGGCGGTGCAGGGCTCGGCCACGCGGCCGAACCTGCTCGCGACCAAGAGCGTCTCGCTACCGCCGAATGCGTTCGCGCCGATGACGGGCGTCACGCTGAACGCGACCTACATCCTCGATCCGAGCAGCGGCGCACTCACGCTGCACAGCAATGCGCTGTCTGGGGGCGCCAGCGACTTTTTCAACGCGCCAATCCTGCTACCGCCGGGCGTGACCGTGACAGGGATCTCGCTCACGGGCACCTCGCAGGCCGGATCGTCGGGTATCGTCACGGCGGCACTGTGGAAGCTCGCGAGCGGAACGATGACGAACGTCGTCGCCGCCCAGCTCACGGCCGGCGCAGGGTTCCAGACCGTGACGGTCGGCGGTGCGAGCACCGTCGTCGCCGCCACGGACAGCTATTACATCGAGCTCGCGTTTTCCGGCCCAGCAACCACGGGCCAGTTGTCTTCGCAGACCGTGACGATTACATACACGATGCCGAACCCGCCCACCACACTCTGAGGATTCCCCCATGAAGAACGCCGCGAAGCTGTTCCTCGCTCTCCTGTTTCTGCTCGGCGGATGTGCCACCGCGACCGCGCCGAGTGCTGCCGCGCCGTGCACCGTCGCGCAGCTCTCGTTCGTCTCCGACGGCCCGATCGCGATCGCCGTGCCGATGCACGCGCGGAGCATCGCGCCGTGCCCGTCTGATTCGGCGCTTGTAGCCGCCGGGCTGACGCGCCTACCCTAGCGACACCTCGGCCGTCGCTCTACCTTTTCGGGCATGACCTTTCGCCCGGAGCGACGGTTGAGCAACAAACTGCTGTTCGGCGTGGCGGTTTCGATTCTCGCCGCCGCGACGATCTACCTCGTGCAGACCGCGTGGGGCACAAAGGTCAGCGTCTACGACTTCACGCTGCACGTCGCAACCGAAGACCGACGCCAAGCCGATTACAAGCTGGACCGGCAGCTCGATTCCGTCTGGCACGCCGAGCAGGCCGCGAAGCTCGACGAGGTGCTGTGCACGCTCAAACCCCGCAGTCGCGCATGTCAGCAGCTCCCCAACGGAGGGAACTAACAATGGGTGCGATCTTCCTCGGCCTCGCAGCGCACTTCAGCGGCACGCTCTCGGGGATTCTGACGAACCCCGCGATGGACTACATCGACGACGTGCTGAAAATCACGGCGACGTGGCCCGACTGGTTGAAGCGCATCCTCGTGGGCGCGATCGGCGGCATCCTGCCCGTCGTGATCACGCTCGTGCCGGGGCTGCACATTTCCGCGAACCCTGCCGATCTCGTCACGAAGCCCGAGGTGCAGATCATCCTCGCGTTCTTCGTCTCCCTCATGCTCCACACGCACAACAAGGCGAAAGCCATCACCTCAGCAACAGGAACCGCGAAATGACCGGAAGCACCGCAGCACCCGTCGTCGCCGGCGTCACGCTCACGCCCGCGATCCGGGCACAGCTTTCTCCGGCCGCTGTGGCCGCCGGGGAGCAGATCATCGGCGAGATCGTGCAGGCCGTCGCGCCCGAAGTCGGCAAGGCCGTCTGGGCGTGGTACGAGGCGAAGAAGGCGAGCGGGATCGTCGGCTGGATGGAGTCGCACTTCCTCGAGCCGATCTTCACGACGCTGTTCGGCGCGAACCCGACGCCGGCCGCGTAGGCAGCCGCTCGTGGATTGCACGCTGGCGCGCTACGATGTGAACGCGGCCCGGAGCTTTGGACGGCTCCGGGCCGCGTTGTCGCTCGTGGTGCTGTACGTCTCGCTCGAGCTCGGATGGAACAACAACCAGCCGGATATTTCGAGCATCCCCGCCGGCGTCTATCAGTGCTCGCCGCGCTGGTCGAAAGAACACGGCCACGCCGTCATCGGCATCAACGGCGTCGTGCATCGGCTCTCGATCGAGATTCACCCGGCCAACTGGACGAAGAACCCCGAGACTGGCAAGTGGGAGCTGCTTGGCTGCGTCGCGTTCGGCATGTCGCGCGGCGTGCTCGACGGGCAGGAGGCAATTCTCTCGAGCGCGCTCGCGGTCGATGACTTCTACGCGCGGCAGAACTTCGCGGAGTACAAGACGCTGACCACCGAGGCCGACACGCTCGCGTGGATCGCGGCGAACCCCGGCGCGGGATGCTTCGAGCTCACGATCACCGACCCGGTGCCAATGGCGGCGTAGGACGGCGGCCCATGTAGGACGCCAAGCACTTGACGGCACAAAGGAAAACCGTTACTATCGGGGTGCGGGCCTTTGCGTGCGGCAAACGCGCAAAGGCGGATCGGCGTACGGGCTGACGACCTCACCGATAGTGCTGATCGTCCAGCAGACTGCTCTGAGTGGCCTCAAAGTCGCGCCGAGTTCGAGCGCGAGCGATTCCAGCGGCACCAGTCTTCGGGCTGGTGCCGTTCCCGTTTCGGTGGTAGCTTCTCGGCCTCGTCCCACACTCTGAGGAGGTCACACGTGAGCTGGTCGAAGACACTCATTGGCAAAGCGCCGGCGGTCGTGCGCGAGCTGAAAGCGTACAGCGAAAAGCTGAACGGCGATTCGAAGGCCGAGTACGACGCGGCGCTGCCGCACATGGTCGCGCTGGTGTCCCAGAACTTCGTGAGCGACAGCGCGAAGGCGAAGGGCTATCTCGAGCAGACGCTTCACGTCGAAGCATCGGGGCACGGCTCGACGTGGGACGGTGCGATGCAGCAGAGCACGTTCACCTGCAAGATCACCACGCTCGCGGGCGAGCACGCCGCAGACTAACGGAGATCCCCGCCCGCTTGTGAGCGGACGGATTCGCGCCGGTTAGCGGACGGCGCTGCGATGCTCGTATCGCATCCCCGAAACGAGCAGGGAACCGCCGATCAGCGGCACACCGGGCAACCAAGCGGCCCGTGATCCCGAAGGCAAGCCGGGCGCCCGCAGCCAAATGACTGCGGGCGTTCGTTGCGTTCAGGGCTTGCGCGTCCGCAACTGGTCGCTTACAATCTCCAATATGCAAGCCACCACGGAACGCACCATCTACGGGCTGCTCGATCCCCGGACGAACGCCGTGCTGTATGTCGGCGTCTCGAAGAATCCGACCGCGCACCTGCGCCAGCTCGCGGGGAATGACCACGCGAACAAGAAAATGCGGCGTTGGATCAAGGAGCTCGCACAACACAAGCTGACGCCGCTGATCCTCGTGATCGAGGTCGCGACCGCGAACAATTGGCGCTCACGCGAGCGATACCACGTGCGCCGGCTCAAGCCGCTATTCAACAACCAGACGCGCGACAGCGTGATCGTCGCCGGCGAGAAGTTCCTGCGCTGGCTCGAGGCGGAAGGTGCTGCGTCCGTCGCCGAGCGGCTCAAGCTGACGCGGCAGGCGGTCGAGGCATGGCTACGCGGCGACACCGTGCCAAGCGAGCGCCGCGTTTATCAAATCTGCGAGCTTGCGAACGGCGCGCTCACGCGCAAAGATGTGCTCACGGTATCCAACGGCGAGGCGAGCCATGAGTGATCGAGGCGGTGCGCAGGGCGGCGGATTCGATCAGGGCGAGTACGATCGCCCCGAGCCCAAACCGGACGCGGGCACGACGCGGCGCCCGCCACGGCCGCCGATGTTCTACGAGGTGCCGCCGCTCACGATCACGAAGGACGGCATCTGCAAGTCGCCGAAGTGCCGCGCGATGATCTTCTGGATCGTCACGAAGGCCGGCGGCCGGATGCCGATCGACTGCGACGTGCACGGCGGTCAGCGTCCCACGTCTCACCAGCCGGGCCGCGGCGTGCCACATTGGGGCACATGCAAGGATCCCGAGTTTTTCCGGCGGAAGAAGTAACTCACTTTCACGAGGCACGCGATATGAAAGACGCAAGTCTGGGCGACAAGGTTCGCGACAGGATCACCGGCTTCACCGGGATCGTGGTCGCGCGTACGCAGTGGTTGAACGGGTGCATCCGCCTGCAGATCCAGCCGGAAGCTCTCGATAAAGACGGCAAGATTCCCGACGTTGCGCACCTCGACGTGCAGCAGTGCGAGCTCGTGAAGGCAGAGCCCGCAAAGCTCGGCCGCACGGGCGGCGATCGCTCCGCGCCCGTGCGCGCCGCCGACACGCGGCGCGAGTAGATTCACCGTTTCCCTTTTCCCGGAGTACCCCGCGATGACCGCAGACACATTGAAGCAGACGATCGACGAGGCGAGCCGGCCGCTCGCCGTGGCACTCGCGGCGACGCCCGAGCGCCCGCGCAGCCCGCACCTTACGCTCTACAGCGCCGCCGAGGCGCTCTCGATCCTCGACGACCTGATCGCTGAGCACGCCGCGCAGATCGAGGCGCGCGGCGGTGACATTGAGGCGATCCCAGAGATCGCCGAACTCCTCAGCTTCGCCGAGAACGGCTTCGAGCAGGCCGTGGAGCGGTGGTGCTTGAAGATCCGCTCGCTAGTCGCCGAGGCCGAAGGGATCCGGGTCGAGGCGCAGCGGCTCGCCGTGCTGCAGCGGCAGAAGGAGAACGCGGCCGTGAAGTTGAAGGACTACCTGCGCCGGCACATGGAGGCGCGCGGCTGCACGAAAGTCGCGACGCCGCTCGTGACCGCCCGCATCCAGAAGAATGGCGGCAACCCCTCGGTGACGGCCATCAGCGAAACACTGATCGAAGAGCTGTTCGTGAGCGGCTCGCCATTCGCGGTGC